AATTCTTTCAAGAGTTGCAAGAATTGGAAAGAACTGGAATACTCACAAAAACTTTGAAATATATGAAGTACAAAAAAAAGACTGAATTAGTTGAAATGGAGCAACTATCTGCTTCAAACTTTGACATTATCTGCAATTTCCTTGGTTATACACCAGAGCAGATAATCAATCCAATGTACGATTTTGACGGCCATGGTAACAGCCGTGACCACATTGTCGGCATTATGGTCAGAAAAGACCCTCTCGATGACAAATCTGCAACTGTACGTTGTGGACTTGGTGATTGTATCGTGCGTGTCGATGGAATGTTTGAGGTTATGAATCCTTGGGATTTCAGAGACACCTATGAAAAAGTAGAAGAGTAATATTGTTTCACTAAAACATTATACATTTATGAAAAAGTTTATTTATCTTCTGGCAGTCGCTTGTGTAAGCATTGCAATGATGTCCTGTCATGGTGTTCGTCCAGAGGCAGGTGAAGAGGCTGTTTTGATTTACAAGCCTTGGTTCTTTGGTCATGGCGGTGTCGATAAAGACCCCGTTGAGACTGGTCTGACTTGGTGTTGGTGGTCAACTTCGAGCGAAACTTTCAAGATCATACCTCAGAAACAGCAGGTGGATATGGAAGACCTCGTTAGTAACGACAACACCCCTCTTGACTTCCATACTGTCATTATCACTCAGATTAAGGCTGGTAAGTCGCCTGTGCTGTTGGAGAATTACGGTGTTGACTGGTTCAATACGAATATTTACAACCATTATTGCAATCGTGTCCGTGACTACGTTTCTCAGCACTCGCCCTTTGACCTTATGAGTAACCGAGAGGTTCTAAATGAGATTGATACAAAGGTATTGAAGGAAATGCGCGAATATGTTGCTGAACTGTCAAAGGAGAAAGACTTTCCCGTAGAGATTAAGAATGTTGTAATAGGAAAGGCTATCCCCAATGAAGAGCAGTTAGCAGAAATGAACAAGACGGCAAAGGCTGTTCAGGCGAAGCAAACCCAAGAACGTGAGGTTGAGGTTCAGTTAGCCCGTGAGAAAGCCGAGCGTCAACGTGCCATTGCTGACAAAGCATATCAACAGGAAATGGGATTGTCGGCACAGCAGTTTATTCAGTTGAAAGCATGGGATATTATAGCACAGAAACAAGGTGCTAACATTGATGTGCTTTTCAACGCCGATGGAGCAAACAAAATGTGGAACATTAAATAACTATTGATTATGGGAACTATTAAAGTAGGACAGAAAAGTCCAAAGACCGTCGATATGGGCGGTTTTACCATTGCGCCTAACAATGGTGGTGCATCTGCACAGAACAATGGTGGAATGAGTGCCGAGGCAAAGGCAAAGAAGATTGAAGAGATCATGCAGTTGCCGAAAGAGCAGATTGTTCCTGAACTTCGTAAGCATGGCTTCACTGAGATTGCCGACATTACCGAGGCACAGATGAAGCAAGCCTATGCAGAAGAGGCAAAGGAAAATGCTCGCGAGAATCGCCTTGCCGAAATCAAGGCTATGCCAGAAGAGGAACAGTTGCCTCTCTTGCTTGCTGAAGGTTTCGAGGATGAAGCCAAGGAACTTTCCGAGAAGTTGGCTCTGGAACAGGAACAGCAGCAGGAACAGACAGGCGAAGGCTCTGGTGAAGAGAATCAGGGTCAGGAAGAGGTTGCAGATGGTGGTGAGTCGGAACTGAACACCGAGGGTGAGGGTGCTGACAATGCCGAGACTGTTGCTGAACCTGAGAACGCTGGTGATGCTGCACCCGCAGATGCCGCAACTGCTGAACCTGAGAAGAAGCCGAAGACTCAGAATGCGCCCAAGGCTCCGAGAGGTAAGAAGTAATCTTTAAAAAAGTTATATGCTATGAGTAAGATAAAAAGACTTAGAAAAAGATTCACTGCATTTGTAAATCAGTTGACTCCCGATCAGTGTCGGGAGCAACTGGTTCTTGCATACTTGCAGATGGAGAAATGCCAGAACGTGCTCAAAGGTTATGATGTTGAGCCAGTTGAAATGATGGATAACGGTGATAGTTCCGATTTGGAACTTTTCTACCGTTGTAAGAAAGCCGCCGAGGAATTGGCTTACCTGAATGATGAACTTTTTCATCTGAAAGAAGATTATTTGCATTTGAAGGCAGAAGACTTCCTGAAAGGGCAAAACAATCATGGTCGTATTCCATTCACGGTAAAGGTTGATGTCAGCGACGAAGTTAAGAGGCTGAAAAAGATTGCTGAAAGTTTCAAAGAACTTGGTAAGAACTTACAGCCTCGTCAACTAACTCTTGGTCACGAAGTTTACTTCCTGAGTAAAGGACGCATCCACAAGAGCATTCTTCAGGACTTCATTGGAATGGTTTGTGACGGAACTGGCGAGGTTGTATGTCGCGTCAAAGGTTACGAAAACGGCATCCCTGCACGTTATTTGTTTGGCAAAGCCGATGAACTGGCAAAGGAAATCGGAAAAGTAGTCAGCAACCACGTTTCTCTGTCTTCCGACCATGAATCCGCTTTCTTCATTGACAGTACCAGCCGCATCTTCAGAGGTGCTAAGTGGTATCTGGAAGAGCAAGGTATCAAAAACTTTGAGACTATCAACGATTTGCGAAAGTTCTTACTTGAAAACATTATCGACGATGGAAAACAAGGTAAATGATACTGCGCAAGAGCAGAAGAAAGGTCGTGAGATACCTTTTGTCAAGCCCGCCCGCATCGGAAACTTCAAGATGTGGCGTACCCGCATCAAACTTGACAAGAAGAAAACTATTGAGGCTATCATTATCTCAGACCTTGACGGAACATGGAAAGTTCAGATTCCTCAGACCTATCTCATGTTCCGGGCTTTGACTGATCTCTATTCTACCGAGAGTAAGGAAGACTTTGACATTCTTTTCTCGTTCCTCTCTAATTTCAATTTCTGCACTTCGATAAGTCTTGGTGTATTCCAAAACTTCCTCATTCTTGCAGTCTATGGTTATATGCACCCCGAAGTTCTTGATGAAGGCTATGAGCCAGAAGATAAGAAGTTCCTGTCATACGACGAGTTCTTAGCAAGAGTGAAGCAGAGTATTGCCGATTACAAGCAGTACATTGTTGAGTCTGCGAAAGAAGAAGAGTCCGAAGATGGAGATAGGAAGGAAAGAGAGAATTAAGACCTATCCTACAACGGGTGACGGTATCGCGCTTTGCTGTATTGGCAGGCGCGAGAACCGTTATGCCCGTGAGTTCGTTGAGCATTATCAGCGATTAGGTTTCGACAAAATCTACCTCTGTGACAATAACAGAGACGGTGAAGAATATTTTGAAGACGTTCTTTCCCCCTTTATAGAGAGTGGCTTTGTCGAAATCCTTGATTACCGTAACCGTTCTGGAGTCCAGCGCGATGCCTATGAGGACGTTTACAAAAAATATGGTAGTGAATGGGCGTGGATGGCTTTCTTCGACTTCGACGAATACCTCCACATCGTCAGTGGTCTCTCCATTCAATCACTGATGCTTGAATATAAGGGCTACCAATGTGTCTTGTTTAACTGGATGAACTTTGGTGATAACGGTCTTGTTAGAGACGATGGCCGTTCTTTGTCCGAGCGTTTTACAGAGCCTTTGCCTTTTGACCAGAATGTTCAGTACGACGATGTTCCCGACGATTATCATGTCAAATGTATCGTCAGAGGCGGTCTTTCCTGTGTTCAGTTCTATTTGAATCCGCATCTTCCATCGAATCCTATGAATTGTTGCAATTCATGTGCCGAGCCGTGCCAGCAAAGACCGTTCCAGAAGTACGACTATTCCGTTGCCTACCTCAAACACTACTGCACGAAGACTGTTGAGGAATGGTTTACGAATAAGTGGCAGAAAGGTACGGGTAATAAGTTTAACCTCGAACAATTCAGAAGCAAGTATGCAGACCGTTTCTTCTGCTATAACGAATGGACTGAGGAAAAAGACAAGATCATGCGTGAGTTGACTGGCTTGAAGCCGAGACAAATCCCAGAGCATAGGAATGTCGTTATCGTGAACTTCAACACACAGCGTCTTACCGAATGCGCAATACTGTCTCTGCGAAAGCACACCCCGAATTGCAAGGTCTATGTCTTTGACAATTCCGACAAACAACCTTTTGAGAATGTTTTCGATGATGTAGAGGTCATTGACAATACCAAAGGTCAGTTGATAGACTTTGATAAGTTCCTTGACCAATTCCCAAACAAATATCCATGTCCTGAGAACAATTATGGCAGTGCCAGGCATTGTCTTACCATTGACAAGTGCTTTGACCTATTCCCAGACGGTTTCGTGCTCATGGATAGCGACGTTCTTGTCAAGAAAGACATTACGACGTTCTTTGACGATAGCAGTGCTTGGGTTGGTAACATCGACTTGCATCACAACCGATGGAATATACCTCTGCCAAGAGTGTTGCCTTATCTATGCTATATCAATGTCAAACTCATTCGTAAATATGGTATCAGATACTTCAACGGTGAAAAGATGTGGTTTTTGAGCCGTCAACGACCGAATATGCTCTATGATACTGGCTGTTGGTTCTATGAGGACTGTCACAATCACAACCTACCAGAGCGACACCTAAGAATCTCAGACTTCATCCTGCATCTTCATCACGGAAGTTGGAATGCCTCGAATGAAGAGGAATGGCTTGAACAGAATAAAGAGTTGTGGAAATAAAAAAAGTGGTCAATTTCGACCACTTTTTTATTCTGCTGCATCAATCGCCGCTTGAATAATCGTTTGTGCCAGTCTGATCACTCTACCCATTTCTACGGGTCGAATAATCTTTCCCTGTGAATCCGTATTCTTCTTCATTTCCTCGTTATACGCATAAAGAAGCGGACACTGATTACATTTGGCGGGGAAGAAGAAACTTATTGCATCGGTTTCGTCTTCAGTACCTTGTTCATTCTCTTTCTTGATGTCGTTATACTTTGCGTAGAGGTCAGCACGTTCCTTTGATCCGATAGGCTGTTGTTTTGCCGAGCGCAAAATCTCTTTCAATACTTCCTCAGTGCTTACGAGTTCGACTTCATCAAGAGAAACTGGAGTTGCCACTCCATCCTTAACTCTTTGTCTGCGATTATCGAGAAGTTTCTTGTATTTCGCGCTTTCAATAATGTTTTGGCGAATACTGGAGTTCTGTTGTGTTGCCAAAGCCTCGTTTTCAGGGAATGCAATGGCATAGGCATCTTCTTCTGAATAGCCAATACTTTGCAAGTCAGCCATTACGAGATACTGAATAGTTACGTTCAGTTTCTTCGCCTCAGTCTGTTTTTGTTTTGATAGTTCCATAATCAAATAATATCAGTTAATGTAAAGATTGGTACGACATAACAGCAACAATGTCCGTGAAACGGTGGAAAGTAGTCTATGTCGGTCATAGGATGAAAGCCAACCTTTGAATCGCAATAGTCACAAGGATAGTTACTACCTCTGAGAACATAGAAACCAGCAGCTCCATCCTCTTCCATTTCCAAACGACGTGAACGCATCCACACCATTTGCAGTGTAAGCCGTGCCATATTGGTGACGTTGGTACTACCGTTGTTCGATAGTCCAACGCCACCTTTTTGTACGCCGCGACTCTGGATATAGGTAGCGGCAAACTCAGACGCATTTTTGAATGCAGCCATCACTTCAGGCATGGTATATATGGTATGCAGATTTGTTTTTACCTTAGTGACGGCATCGGTCATGGTAGCATCAGCAAATCTCAATGCGGCTATTGCGGCTTCGAGGTCTTTCATAAATTTGTAGAGGTAGCCCTCCAGCGTATCGCGTAGGTTGCGGTTGCCACGTCCGAGGCTTGCCATCCAAAGCAGGAGTGCTTTGATACGGTCACGGTCTTTGGTAGAACGTGTCGCATATTCCTGCATCATAGCAAGTATTTCCTCTTCGAGTTCGTCCATAACTTCCGCAATCTCGTTCATCATCTGCTCGTTGAAGCCACTGGCGATATATAGTTTCTGAGGGTCAACATCGTATCTATAACAGATAATGACGATTTTCTCAGCCGCATCAGCCAATAGTTCATCAATCTTATCCTCCAACATTCGAGCTTTCTCTTCACGTTGCAGGATGAATTGTTTGGCAGCGTCGATGTCCTGTTGCGACGGTGCTTGGTACTTCTTTGTATCGAGTTTTATGACTACCTTACTCATAATTTAGTGTGTCTCGTTGTACTTATCCCATTTTGATTTAGCCAAGCCAGTCATGGGATCAATCTCGTTGCCGTTTTCATCCCATTGCTTTCCAGAGCGGTTCTTTCTGCCTCTGCCAGTGGCTACACTACCTTTGGTACGGGTGCGGGCTTTTCCCTGAGTCTTTTTCTGACCGTCTGCCGTTGTCGTAGTAGTCGTTTCCGTGTACTGCGCTTCGATGTCGGCAATAGCCTCTGCCTGTTCAATGTTAATCTCAGACTGGATTTGAAGTTTCTGCTCAGTAAGCAAGAGTTCCTGCATCTGCTCTTCCTTCTTTTCAGCCTGAATACGCTCCCATTCCTGCGGTGTTGCATACGGTAATTTCTCCGAAGCTGTCTGTTTCGAGAGGAAACCACCAACGACTGCAGTGTTCAGGTTTGTCGTAAGTTCAGTAATGTTGAGGTGGATATAAGGTTCGATGTAGTGACGGATATTCGTGTTGATGAAAGCCAGACGCATTTCTGCCTCTATGCCGTAACCCCAACTGAATATATCAATCATCTTATCAACACAGCCGTCGTACTCCTGTGCATCGGTCATAGCCTTTTCGTAGGCATCGGAATACATAATCTTCAGAGATACGCCTGGTGTGTCGCCCGATTTCAGTTCAGGAGTCTTGACAGCGAATGACTGTTTGTAGATATTGTCTTCGAGTTTGTCAAGTTCTGCCTTGTAAGCATTGGAAGCATCCTGACGGTTTAGGAATCCGATTTCTCCGTCAGATGGCAGAAGCATAATCTTGGAGGCATAACTCATATCTTTCGTAGTCACCTCTTCACTGCCTTCACCCTTGACGTACATGATAGGCAGACCGAAGTCGTGGTTGGAGTGAGCGAGGTTAGAGAAAGCCACCTCGTAATTCTCAATAGTTTCCTCAGAGAACGTCCAACACGGCCCGTTATCGTCACGCATATAAGCAACAGGAATAGAGTCGAAACCGTGAGTTTCCATCCATTCCAGTTTATACCCATCCGTATTGAAAAGTTTGAATATGAGTTGTTTTGCCTTGTCAAGTAGTGACGTGGGATCACCATCGGCTACGAAACGATAGTAGTAGGTATCATCCCATACGTCAATGTAACGCTTGGTGATGCTACCGTCTTCTGCGTAATTACAATAAGTACGCGCAAACGTGTTGAGTTTGCCAGTTCTGAGGTCGTAGTGAGGGAAGAGTTTGTCGCCGTTGAGGAATGACAAAACTTTCCATCCGAATTTACCTTTGTCGAGGAATCCTACGAAAGCACCGTCACCTGTTGCCTTGACAGACTTTGCCAGTTGATACCATGCCACCTCCATATTCTTGTTAGCCCAACCGTTCTTAAACTCAGTGAAGACTTTGCGAGTCTCTTCTGAGACGGACTTGTCAGAAAGTTCAAACTGTACGTCGTTACCGCAAAGATGTGTGAGGTGCTTGACAAGAATGATTTGTTGGTAGGAGAAGGCATAGCGAGGAATCTCTTGGATATACCACTTTCCATCGTCTTCATTCTCCTGCCAGATGTCAGGATATAACTCTCTGTCATTGATAAGGTGGCCAGCGGGGTCGAGTTCGCGCAAGAAATCTTCCTGCGTAACTATCTTCCGTCGCAACCTGTCAGGGGTTACAGGAACTTCCGAAACTTCGTTCCAGACATAGCCGTGATCGTAGTGACCATCAGGCAAAACTCTCGTAAAAGGCTTCTTTGTAAGAAGGTCTCTTAACTTTTTGTTCGTTGTTTCTAATACTGCATCCATATCATTTTTGTGTTAGTTATGATCTGTATTTGGGAGTGAGTTTTCGCACAGTTCTTATACGACTTTTTCCGTTTTTACCTTTGAGCCATTTCGGAATTACAGCCTGAGTATGTTTGATGTCGAAAATCTCTCTCATAAACAATGCCTCAAAGAAGTCTGGTGAGTGTCCGACGATTGCTTTATTCTTCATCTGCTCTTTATGAATCAGACACCAGCCCTTATCTTCTTTCGACATATCTTGTTTCACGCATTTACGTTCAAGCTGAAGAATATCATAAAGAGTTTTCGTTTCCTTACCGATTTTATATTTCCTCTTCAAAAGAGTTGGCTCAATGCTCCATCCCTCTTGCTGTGTCCGTTCTGCAAACTTATACGCACACTGAGACTTCTTATTATCGTATAGGTATTTATCTTTCTGGTCAACCGCTTCTTGGTTGTTGAACTGCACGGCTCTTGGGAAAGCACCCTTCAAAACTTGACCCATTCCATTGAGGTCATAGGCAAAGTTCTGTTCCAAAACTCCCCATTCCTGAAGTTTCGCCCTTATCAGTCCGACGGTAGTGAACGGGTCACGGCGACATACATAGACATCTGCGACGTGGTTTCCAATCCAGAGCCACGTCACACAGTTATCGCCACCGTCACCTGCAACGTCACAGGTTGCACGGCGAACACCGTCACCAATCATCTGTGCGTTTTGGAATATCTTATCAAGATGATAGGCTTGAATCATATCGTCGCCCATTCTTATAATATCCCAGTTTCCGTCAAACTCTCTTGCGCGAACTTCTGGCGGTTGGTTCAGAAGTGAAGCGATGTAACCGGGGTCACTCTTAATCAAAGCCTTGTTTTCATTCAGAGCGGCTTTCTTAAACGTAACGGACTTGACAAAGAATGAAGTTTTGGTATATCCGTACTGTTCCCATTCGGGGTCCCAGGCATCGTCAATCATTTCACGACATTGCTCGTAAACTTCTTCAGGTGTGTCACCCCAGATGATATTGTCAACGCTATCATCAGGCATATAGCAGTAGCGGACAACACCGTCACGTTCTGGAATGGCGAAACCTTTGCGTTCAGGGTGCATGAGTCCATCTGAATAGATAGTATCTTCCTTACCAATCCACCAGTCTATAAACTTTCTCAGCCAAGACAAAGGATCAGGGTTACAAGTTCCAAGAATGCGCGAGTGTACTCCGATTGTGTTACGGCAACAAGTCATTAAGAACTTGAACATTTCAA